GCTCCGGTTCCGTTCCCTGAAAAACTGGCACAAAACGACGGGGCACGAAGCCCCGCGGTAATAGCCATCACAGGACGTCCATCGTTATAATCAATCAGAATACCTTCCGGCATAATTCACCTACCATCGTCCAACGACAACCCGACCACCTCCGGGGAGATTGACCGTGATACCATTCCCATTTATTACAACCGTGTTGTTTTCGCCATTGAAGGCAAACTGACCGCTGTTCGCATAAAACTGACCATGGAATTCACAGTTACCATTTTTATCTATATTCCACCCCGTTCCACCGGGACCAGATATGTAAGAACTGGATCGAATATAGTTACCAATTTTGGCGTTAGTGATGCTACCGTCCTGAATTAAAGCATCCCTGATAAATACCTGGCCGTTATATACGAAGAAGGCAGCAATATAGTTTCCAGGGTCGCTACCGGAATAAATACCGAACTGATCAGCCGCAAAAACTACAGTTGATTTGTATGAGCTACCATCAGGCTCAATGGACATGCCGAAACCGGTATTGTATTTCACTCCGTTCCTGACAATACCCATATTGAGCGTATAAGATGCCTTCGCTGTACCATCACTATTAACGACTGCAGTCATCTTCTGGTTAACGGCTGATGTAAGGCTACCTTCAGGGCCAATCTGCGCCTGAACATACGTGGACAGGTCAGCAAGTCCCTGCTCAGCAGTCGCTACCGTGGTTTTCACGACAAGGATATCGGCACGTACCTCACCGTACTGTTGATACTGGTGCTCAACGGTGCCGTGGTTCGCCAGCGAATTTTCCATAATGCCTTCGAGGTTGGTATCAACACCTTCTTTAACATTCTGGAATGCGTCAGAATTCTGAACGGCATCATCAATGAGGTCGATCAGGCCTCCGGTATCCATTGAGCACAGCGCCGGAACCTCAACAAATGCTGATGCACCAAAGGCGTTAATCGTCCTGATGTACCAGTAATAGGTGTGTCCCACCTGTAGCTGGTTACTGGTCCATGTGGTGCCAATACCTTCCCTGCTGGCGTTCCCCTCAACGATTTCAGTCGTTGTGCCGGGAAGCTGAGTTTCGCCTGATGTCCAGAAGTCAAACTGGGTGGAAACGTTTGTTATCGCAGCCAGACGTGGGATCAGCGTGACGGCAAAGAAACCCTGCTCAATATCAACATGCGACGGAGGAGGCGGGGCCTCAATGCTGAATTCCAGATAGCCTTCAGGAGATTCCGCTCCCATCTGGTTAACGGCGATAACATGGGCGGTATAGGTATCCTTTGGCAATCCGGTCAGACGTGTAAATGAACCCGGGACCTGAACAGAAAGCACCATCTGGCCGTTACGACGAATGATGACTTTGTTATAGGTCACCTGCCCCACGTTTTCCCAGGAAAGAATGCCCTGTACCACCTGCCCGATTTCCTCAACGGTGTATCTGAGGTTTTGCGGCTGTGCCACGCCACCGGACGGTAACTGCGTGAATGGTGGCCGCTCTACAGGCTTACCTATTGCATCACCCCAGACATCAGCAGTTTCCTGTTTCAGCGTTAGCTGTACACCATTCTGCACGCCAAACTTCCAGTCGGTAACGCGCATCTCTACGTTGACGATGCCCAGTGACGGGAAATTAACCTTCACATACATTCCAGGACGATAACGGTACCCGCTCAGATTCAGCGTCACGTTCATCGTTCTGGCAATACGGGTGCGCTTTAACTTCACATCGGCCAGACGCTGAGCCTGAAATTCAGAGGTCACAAACCGAAGTTTCATGTCCTGTGAAATTTCTACGCCATCCTCTGTTACCCACTCGCTGACGGAAACGGACGGGAAATCGGCCTCTGTGAATCCCTGTTCCGGGTCGACAAACGTCCCCTTGATGGTATTAACCCGCTCAGACTGGGATACCTCAGGCATAATCTCTATGTCGCCAGCCAGCTGACTTTCGGTGATCACCTCTGTCGCAGGTCCATAATATGCGCCGACAAGCAATCCATGTTTTCCGGCAATATAAGTCACATCACCCGCGCATGCCGCCAGCATCCCTTCCAGAATAGTGACCTTGTTTTCGCTAAGGTCGAATTCACCGTTTATCGTGTAACGTTTTTCAACGGTATTGGCGCCGGTGATCACCTCCTCATCGCAGATGTTGGCCGCTTCCTGAAACTGGTCCCAGTTAATATCCGAGTCCGGGACTTTCAGGTAGTTTCGGTAGTAGTCGAGAATGACCAGGGCGGCATTGTTGCTGTATCCAGTCAGCCCGGTTCGCGGGTCGTAAACCTCACGACCAAACTTTTCAACCTTGATATTCGGGATGCCGGACGGGAATTTTTCAGCGTTAAATTTCAGGGACACGCGCAGCCAGGTGAGCCCTTTGCCGATCATGTCATCTTTCCATGACGGGCAGTTCTCCAGCATGAACGGGTCCGCCGTCTGTCGGTTGGTGTGCAACTCAAACGATGCGTGTTCAGGATAACTACTGATAGGCTCATCACCCAGCCAGACAGTTCCGATGCTGGATAATGAATGTCCCGCCAGCGCAACGGCCAGATGCAGCATTTCGCCATCGTCCTGTTCGCCAGCCTGCTCTTCAGAGAAAAACAGCGTGCCTGAAGTCGTGGTGCGTCCGTAAACGACAGTTTTTGCGCTGGCCGCTGCTCGCAATACCTGCTTGCGTTCAGATGTGTCACGATATGAATCAATCCCGGAAGGCTTTTTGGTGAGCGCCTGCGTAGCAACCTGGGCGGCAACAGTGATAGCCATTGCGATCCCGTAATACTGATATGAGGCGGCTGCGCCAGCGGCGACGGTAGCAATAATTGGGATGGCTGCAGGCATTAACGCACCCTCCAGACACTCAGCGGTTTTACACGCAAACCAACCAGGCCATTTTCACCGGGAACCCATACCGCGCCAGAATAGACAACACCGGCACACCGTGACCCGGCATTTTCAACAACAGCAATATCTCCGCGCTGCGCGAGTTTGACAGGCACCTCGTCGAGATAACGGGCCAGCACTTTCTCAAGCGACCCACCACCGCGCAGAATCGCCTTTTTCGCGCCTGTTTCGCTGTCATACGTTCCACGCCAGCCAGCAGCAAAATCATTACCGGTCATCGCTTCTGCACAGTCAGCAGCAAAAAGGCAGCAGTCATGCTGGCCCCATGAAAAAGGCCGCTCAATGGCGGCCTTCATCACTGCGTTTAATCTGTTTTGCCAGTCCGGATGCTTCATGCTTCCTCACTTATAAGTAAATCCGGGAGCGTCTTTTTTATTGCCCCAGTAAATCGAACGCTCTGCCATCTGAGCAACGTAACGAAAAATATGGTCACCTGGATATGCGGCCTGCTGCGACTCATCCGTGTAACGGTCAGGGAACGGACGCTGCCAGTCCTCAAAAATATTACTGATGGTGTGCTGCAGCGCGTTAGTTTTCCCGGCAGTTGCCCCTGTGCCGGAAACCTTGCCTTTGAAAAGTAAATCGGCAACCTGAACAATGCCGTTGTCGTCCATAGCCACCAAATACAGTTCCGCCGGTTTCCCGACACAGCGCTCGTTAAGCGTTTTGGCAAACAGGGACATGTCCAGGCCGGAAAGCGTCATCCTGAGCTGCGTCGGGCTCGTCGTGTTGGTTTCATTGACATCATCAATGGCGCCCATCGTTCCCATGCCGTAATAGACATATCCACCCAGCACGATTGTCCCTGTACCGGAATGCACATAAACGATGCCGGACTCAAACTGGATATTGGCGGCGATCACCGCCGTCACCCGGTCGCGGGAAAGCCAGTCGACCATCGAATCAGAAAAAGGGGAATACAACATTAAAACGCCTCCTCCAGTTCCAGCGTGTAACTGGTAAATACCCCAGGTACTCGATTACCCGCGCCCTGCTGGTTATCCTTCAGTTTGAAAATGCCGTATGGTTTCGCCACTTCGATAGCCGCGCCATCCGGTGGCGACCAGCGCAACATGGGCGCGAATGTCACAGTGGCTGTACCGGTTGATGTGCTCGTCACATCGGCGGTCACCATCTTCAGTTCGTCGTTAATGGTGATGTAGTCTCCACGCTCCAGAACTACGACACCGGGAGTCCATCCGCTCGTCTGTAATTCTGTGCCAGTCTGGTTTGCACCATTCACCACCGGCGAACCTGCGGGAGTGCGCCCGCCCCGGCCCCAGTCATGGATTTTCACCCTGCCATATTCGCCATCCAGCTCGGCAATCAGCGAATCAAGACGCCGGGATTTATCATCCGACAGGTTGTTGAATGTCAGGGAGCATACCCAGCGGGTGCCGGGATAACGGACAGTCTGTGACGCACCATTAAAAGGAGATCGAAATGTTTTGGTGTTACTTTCAGGTCGCCACGTTAATGACGCCGGACAGACGTCGTCCGGCCATTCAAGTGCAGCCATAAATACTCCTGGAGAAATACGCGCAACGGCGATACTGATCATTTGTCAGGGTGTTACAGGTCAATATCCCTGGTTAAAGTGTGTGGTTCAGCCCGTCAGTGGTTGGACACTGGCGCACTCAGCGCAGAGGGATGGCTGATTACCTCTGATTAAGGAAATATCATGTCTAATGAACAGCGTATCGAAAGCTTCGAAGCCCGTATTCGTAAGCTTGAAGAGGAAAACACTAAGCAGAAACAAAAGCTACTAACTCATGAAATTATGACGGGACTTATGTTGACAAATATTTTAAGAATGGTTGACTCATTATCTCCTAGTGCAAACTTATCACAACGGTTGCTGGAATCCCTGCAAAAAGGCCAAGCAAAAATTGCTGATAGCGATGCGAGAAATGACCCTCATACAAAGGACGCATTTGAAATGGCAATTAAGACTGTGAATCGAGCGCTAAAATAACAGCGTTATCAAGAAGACGATCTCTTAGTTTATCGTAGTCCTTATCATTTTCCGCGGCCTGTTTTCGGGTCGCTTCAATAATCTTCGAGAGAACATTTTGAGCATGCTCTTTCGCTCTCTGGTTGTACTCTTCAAGCGTAAGCTCTGGCGTTAAGTCTTCGCTGTATTGGATAGTAGCTAAGGTTTCTTTGCTAATTTTCACAGACACATTACTGCCAATGCGTTGTGTCGATGACATGCGTAAATTTTCTCCGAAGGATATTCTTACTCCATTTTCTTCCGGAAACCCAACTTTAAATTCAAGAGCCTCAACTCGCTGTTCTAAAGTCATAATTATCTCCTGCCTTTCGGCTAATTAAATTAAGGATGCAGACCATCACACGCCTAACAAACGACGTGCCTGGCCTCGACTGGAAAAATCCTGAAGCAAATCCTGACGCGCCTGTTTAGCGCCATCGTTCGCCCCCTGGCGGGCTGCTTCCTGCATTGCCTGTTTCAGTGCTGCATCACCATTACCGGATATGGTGAAATGCTGGGTGATGTGCTGAGTGATGCCATTTCCTGTTGCTGGAGACTGTGACCCAACCACACGAACACCTAATGATCCGTCAGCGGAGCGGGTCAACGGCATGATGGCCTCCGGCCCTGCTTCCCCCATCAGACCTGCGCCTTTGGCGAATGCAAAATAGGTAGGCGAACTGACGATACTGTTACTGTAGGCGCTGAGGCTTGCAGAAGCATAGGCGCCACCTTTTGCGTTGAGCTGAAGTCCAGACGCTGCCGAGTTGTAAGCGCCAGACGGCGTGGAGCCTCCAGCAGAACTGCCAAACAACCCGCTAAAGAAGCCGCCGCTCCCCATAGAGGACTGCAGAGAATTAACGATCATTGCGTTGAGAATTATTTTCTGCATGGACTGAAGAACCGAACTGGCCCAGTCTTCCCAGTCAACCTTATTACCGGAAAGTGCATCGGAAATATTGCCCACCAGCCCGGTCATGGCATTGTTTACCAGATCTGCCGACTGTGAGGCATAATCGGAAGCAGTATCAGCCCAGTTAGCGAATCCTTCACGCATACCAGCCGTCCAGTCGCTACGCTGTGCATCAGACGCAGAATAGTAAGCTTCCTGATCACGGAGTCGTTCATCAAGATAACGCTTATTCAGTGCCAGAGCTTTCTGATAAAACGCTTCATCTATATCTCCTGCCTGCCGTTGCCTAAGCAGATCAGTGTTCTTTTCTTCAAATTCCTTTCGGATATTGAATTGTTCCTGAAGCCTTTCACGAAACCGAGAACCCTGACCGTAGCCGATTAGTTGAGCCTCGTTCGCTGCGCGGGAGCTGGCGTTACTGTCTGCGAGATTCGCCTCATAATTTCGAAGTTGCTCACGTATTTTCTGCTGATCAATAAGCGCGGCATTCTGCAACAGGGTCTGTTTCTGAGACTCTGTAAGCGTCGCCAGTTCGCCCTGGCTAACCTGATATTTCAGTTTTGCCAGTTCGGTATTTTGACCAGCCAGAGCAATCTGCTCTTTCTGCTGCTTGATCAGCTTGTCATAGGTATCAGCTGTTTTTTCGGCTTCCGATTTAGGGCCTTTCTTCTGAGGTTTACTGGCTTCATTGTTACGCCACTCAGCCAAACCATTATTAATAAATTCGTTACGGCTAGTTTGATAACGCGGATCATCCGCAACAAACCCTAAATCGTCAGCCGCGTAAGCTAAACGCGCACGCTCTTTTGCTTCTCCTTTTAATTTCGATAATTCCAGATCGCGGCGACTTTTATTTAATGCATCGCTTTGACTGGTATTAAGCTCAGCCTGAGGAAGACGCATCGGCGCGTTTACAAGGCCCTGCCTAGCCATGAGCAGGCTATTACCTAGACTCAACAAGCGGTTAAATTCTGTATGCTGCCCATTCATCACCAATAATGATTGATATGCGCTGTTTTGCTCTGCCGCTTGCTGTCGAATCAAGGCGATCCGTCGATGCTCAATACCTTCAAGAACCTCCTGTATAGACTCAGATTTTGCCTGCATCTGAGCCAAACGCTCCTGCTCAACAACTAAAGAGCTCGTTGCGTTTGAAAGTTCACGCGTGGCGTCATCAATACTTTTCAGATGGTTAATCATATAACCACCTACAGTTACTCCAGGATTTGCCAGCATATGCTGATAACCGGCAATATCTTCCTTTAGTTGCCTTACTTTTTGGGCTTGCTCATCAACAAGCCTGTTTTGTTCATCCAGAGCCTGCCGGGTCTTTGTTTCATTATCCGAAACCTCAGGCAGAGACATGGATTTAGTCTTAGCGCGAACTTCTTCGAGAGTGTTTGCATATTCCTGTGCCGAACGTCTGGCTTGTTCTTGATTCTGATACATGGTGTACCATGCACCAGCTCCAAGCAGGACCAAACCGGGTATTCCGCCCACCAATCCAAGTGCACCACTGATCAGTCTTGACCCAGCAGCGGTCACATTATTGAGCGTTGTTTGTGCTGCTGTTCTGGCTTGAATATTTCTTGTTAATGATGCCTGAGCTGCGGATAATCTTTTCTCGGCAGCTGCTTGGGAATCTGTACCACGAGCTGCAATCATTGCTTGTTGGGCACGATATACAGCCGCCCTGGCTCTTGCTGTAGAAATCTGAGTTCCCCTGAGCTGGGCTTCAGCCAATGACACCTCGCTTTTTGCAGCATTTAACAACTCAGCCGTCGCAGATGCTGCACCAGTGACCATTCCACCAAGCCAGCGAGCGGTACCGACAGCCGCTAGCGCACCAGCAGCCATTGCTACAGTATCAATATTGTCAGCAACACTATTAAGCGCACCGGTTAATACCTTCGTTGTTCCTGTAGCTTCGTTAGCCCCGCCAACCCATGCCATGAAAGCATTTTCTATCTTCGTAGAGGCGGCAGAAACTGTCTGAGGCATGGAGCCGAACTCATCTCTCAGCGTCCAAAGCTGGCTAATTAATGCCGGGACCACCTTGTCAGAAGTAAGCTGGCCTTGATCAGCCATTGCTTTAAGGTCTTTTCGCGCGACGCCCATTCCAGTTGCGAGAGCACGAATAACACGATCCCCATTCTCGTTTACGGAGTTAAATTCTTCGCCACGCAAAACACCTTGAGCAAGAGCCTGGCTGAACTGGGTAATAACTGAACTTGCCTCTGCAGTGCTGGCTCCTGAAAGCTTTAATCCTGTAGAAATCGCTTCGGTAACTTTTAAAACCTCTTCGGAGGAATAACCGTATTCACGCATTGAGGCAGCGGAACGCGCAAACAAACTGGCATTGTCTGAAAAAGTCGTACCAGTGCGCTGGCTGATCTCCATCAGAGCACGCTGAGAAGCAATAAAATCATTGTTAGACTGGGATGCCTGCTTCAATCTTGCGTTCACGGAACTCCATTCGTCCGCAAGTGAAATAAGGTGACTTGTTGCAAACGCTCCTGCAAATGCGCCTGCCAGCCCAAGAGCAGATGCCTTTGCTGTGTTAATCTGATTGGTAACCTCCGCCAGAGCTCGCTGCGTTTCACGAGACGCAGCAACAGCCTGTCGTCCGCCATTTTGCATAGACCGATAATAGTCCTGCCCCATTCGAGAGGCGCGTGATATCTCCGTCTGGAAAGATTGAGAATTGGCGGAAATTTTGATTATTAATTCGCGTAAGGTTGCCATTTATCCAAGCTCCAGACGTAAAAAAACCGCCGAAGCGGTTTTATTTTTATTGTTTCCAGACCTTTTGTCTGGCCTCTTCAAGGTATTCTTCATCAGTTTTAGGTGGAGGTGATCCAGCTGCCAAATCACTGCCGCAGTGTTTACATTTAATGGCTTCGCTTTTGATTATCTCCGCACAGAACGGACATTTTTTCATACCCTCGTTTTCAATTAAGTCTTTTTCTTCAGCAGCAACATCCTTCTTTATTACAAGAGAATGCACGAAAGCAATAATAAACAACAGCGCACCATACACCCACCAGGCAAAGAAAGAGCGGCCTTTGCTATGAGCAATCAAGGCCGGAATTAAGCCGATGACAATTGAAACAAGTAAAATTTCCATATTTTTGGTCCCAGAATAATTAGTCGAACAAATCCTAATATTTTCTGGGCTAAATGTCACTGCGTTGCAGCTGTAAGCGCCGCCTCAAGCCCGGCAAACGGGTCTGCACCTTCTTCATCAGGATCACGCTGCCAGCGCAGCAGCATATCGCTCATCGTGGCTTTTGCACCCTGAGCATTGAACACAGCAGTAGCAATTTGTGCCGCCTGAATGTCACCCCGGATGTCGCCTATTGGGCTATGTTTATCAAACTCAGCCCACAGACTGAGCTCACTGGCAGACATGATATCCCGAAGCTCTGATAGCGTGCGCCCCATGCGGAGCGCAAGCGACATCAGAAACCGCATGCCGGGCTGTGCTACTTTCCCTCAGCTTCCTTCGGGTCAGTAGTCAGATTTAGAGCCTGGCGCAGCAACCGCGCATGAACAGGGCCATACACCGCTTCAACATCGGCAAAATCATTTTTGCTGAATACCGGTTCACCCTGTTCGTCAAACAAAACGTCAATAAACAGTGTGACATCAGCGCGAAGATTGCGGTGCGCACGTTCTGACACGGACAACTCACCATCAGTATCACCCGGTTTAATCACGTCCTGCCAGTGCAACCATGCTTCTGCTGATGGTTCCCTGAGCATAATCTTTACTCCATCCCATTCCGGCACTTCAACAGTAACGTGGCGGAATGCGGACTGACGCGACAGCGCGAGCTCCTTAATAGATTTCATCGGTTACTCCTTATGAACCCGGATCAATTTTCTGGGGCTTGCCCTTCAGACGCAGCGAGAATGTGGCGGCCACGACGCTGTTTGTACCTGATGACCAGGTGTGCTGGCGAACTTCAGCCAGGAACTGGAAGCCGATCCCAGAAGGGAAAATGATTTTGAAACCGTATGTGGTGTCATTGTCATACGCATCACGCAGGGCATCCTGTGCAGGGTTTGAGTAAAAGTTACCTGACAGAGAGATTTCTGACTGAGCGCCCAGGCCGTTAATGTTTTCCTGTTCTGTAGAGCATAAGGTCGTTACGTCGATATCCTGTTTCTGACCGCCAGTGAACTGCACCTCTTTAATCGTGCACTGAAGGTCAAGGTAGGAAGCATCATCTGCCGTTTCTGACGTTACAGGGGCAGAGGTAATCTGAATCTTCGTGCCCTGTGATTTTTCATAAAGTGAGGACATAACTGTCTCCTGAAATAAAAAACCCGCCGGAGCGGGGGTATGGTTTAGGTCTGGTCAGACGGTGACCTGAAATTCGAGCGTGGCCCGGTGATAGCGTAGATCAGGCTCATAGCCTGGCGTTTTAACGACATTTGCAGGCCTCAGTACCTGCAGAGCATCCAGCGCCAAATTCCTGATCGTACGCGCTTCAGTGATAGTGCTGGAGTAAACATCGACCTGCACCGAAACGGCAGATTCAGCCTGACCACAGAGAACGTCAGCGGCCACGTCGGTAATAATCGAGAAAATTACCCAGGGCGGCGAGACTGAAGGCTTCCCGTCACTGCCGAGTGGGGCAACGTAGGGATAGACCTGCCCTCCGGCCAGCGACTCCAGCAGAGGATAGAGATCGTCTTCCGTCATTTGCTTAATGCCTCGTCAATGGCCTGGTTCATTCGCCTGATCGCGACCTCCGTCGCCTGATCCTGGCGAACATCGAACGCGGAGCGCACAAACGGATGAGGCGGCATATTTACTGTCCCCATCTCCACAAACCGCCAGTAAAACGCATTTCGTGGATCGCTGGCTTTCATGGTGTTGTCGCTATTACCGGTTCGCATGTTGCGACCACGGATATGTACGCCGGAAGTAATTTCACCGCGGCGTCGTGAGCGCTGAGTCAAAACGACCACGTTTTTCTTCAGTTTTCCGGTTCTCTCAGGAGCGCGGGCGATCACTTCTTCCTTAAGCACTTCGGCGCCGGCGCGCGTGGCATCACGCAGAACCTTGTTGTTTTCAGCGCGGCTAAGAAACTCCAGGTCTTTTGCTATGTCATTCAGCCCGGAAAAATCGAGGCTCGTTTCAATCATTTTTCGGCCCCCTGCTTGCATAAAATTTCGAGCTGAACACCGCGAGAATAAGGAATCGGTGGGCCAATGATATTCAAAATAGCGCCTTTGAACGGTCCGGTTTCAACTCTGAGTCTGGAAGCTGCAGTGATATCACGGCGAAATCGTGTCCATACCCTAATTGTTGCTACAGCGGTTTCAGCTCCTGCGGCTACCAGTTCACGACCACTGATCCCTTTTACTTCTGCCCAGGTTTCTGCACCGTCATGCCATGATTCAACAGGCTGCCCCGAGTTATCTCTGTCTGTAGTCCTGTTCTGTACGGTGATCCTGTCTCTCAGTCTCCCGGCCTGCATAACACCTCCTACAATCCATAAATTCGATAGGGCTGCAAAAGGGCTTCCACCGCAAAAGGAATTTCTGAGGTGATGTTCCCGATATTTACCGCTTCACGGTTTGCATACCAGTGACCGATAAGCAGTAGCATGGCTGCCTTCACATCGTCATTAAGCAGAATTGAATCCGGATCATCACTGTAACCGGGACTGTCTTCTGCCTCGTACAGCGTTCTCCGCGTCCATGTCTCGACATATCTCGCCGCCGCGCCCGAATACAACGTCAGCAAATCATCATCGCCGCTAAAGTCGGTATCAATGCGGCAGTGCTGTTTCACCACAACAAGCTCAAGCATCACTTTTTCGCCTTTTTGTCTGCTTTTACTTCCGGCTGTTCCTGCTGCTGTTCCTGCTGCTGTTCCTGCTCTGCAGGATTTTCTGATTCATCGAGCATCGCATAACCTTTTTTGATGAGCTCGCGACCGTGCTGTTCCAGCGTTTCCAGCGGAAGCCCTTCAGTAACGACGGTACCGCCGAAATAAATCGGTTTGAGTGCGATCAGTTTCATTTTCCCACCTGTAAAAGCGGCCCGAAGGCCGCAATTTCATCAGCTACCAGCGCCAGTGCGGAATGCACCGTACACGAATGCCTCAGGACGTTTAACAGCCAGCGCCAGACGCTCTTCACAACGGATGGTGATCATGTTTTTCTCGAAGTCGTCAGTGTTCTCCGTGGAGATAACCACGTTCGCATCTTCGCGGTCGAAGATTTGTGCGCCAGCGTTGAATGCGCCAGTGAGGAATTTACCCTGGAAGGCTGCCGCTTCCGTGGCAACAACCGGAAGGCCCCAAAGGGTCGGGCCGGTCAGCGCCGCCGGGTTAGCCAGGATGTAACGGCCCAGGCTGTCCTTGGTCAGTTCGATGCGCGCCCAGTCGATGAAGTGAAGGACATGGCCGGATGCAGGGAAGCGCGCCAGTTGCGCCTGCAGCATCGCCAGACGGAGATCGTCAATGCCGCTCTGCTGCTCCACAGTAAATGCCGGATCAAATGCTGACGCCTGCGGGACAATGCCGTGCAGGTGAACGCCTGTACCGTCACCAAAGAGGATTTCCTGCTCTTCTGCATACTTCAGCCCGTAGCG